TGTCGCCGGCGGGTCGACTTCGGCGGGAAGTGATGCCGGCACGCCGGCCGCGGGCGGTCAACTGCTCGATCTGCGGCATCGGCTCGAGCGCCCCGATCCTGCACTTCAACCTGACCCGCAAGGCGAGGACGCCTGACGGCCGCCAGACGTCTCGCGGCGCCGGCGCGATCGACCTGTGCCAGGAATGCTGGCGGGCGGCGACGCGTCGGGCGCGGATCCACGCCCGACCTGACCGAGCGGCGTGAGTAGGATGGTCGTCATGGACCCCGAGGACCGGCCGGGACCTGAGCAGGCTACCCCGATCGTCTTCAACGCCGAGATGGTCCAAGACTTCCGCGAGCTCGTGATCCACCTCACGATGTTCGACATGGGGGCTCGGATCGCCGGCCGCGTCGACATCCAGCTCGAGCTCTGGCGCGACCTGGTCATGGGACCGGCGCTGCGCCTGTTGGCGCACATGACCCCGCCGGCGCCCGAGCTCGGACCTGGCGACGCGCCCGACGAATGAGCCGGGCGCTCCCGGCGCCGCGGTGGCAGACTCCCCTCCCCTCTTCGGCCGTCGACTCGTGGGGCCCGGACGTCATCGCCTGGGCCGACGCCGAGCTAGGGATCCGGTACGACCGGTGGCAGCGCCGGGCGATCAACCGGGCGCTCGCGGTCGACCGTGACTGGCGCCTCGTCCACGACCTGTACCTGATCAGCACCGGGCGCCAGAACGGGAAGACGGCGATCGTCCGTGGCGTCACCGGGTGGGCCCTGACGGCGCCCGCGATCCCCGACTGGCACCGGATCCTCGGGCTCGCCCACGACCGCGCTCAGGCGCGGATCCCGTACGAGGCCGTCCTGGCCGACCTGCAGCCCATCCGCGCCCGCTTCCCCCGCGGCGGGCTGGCGCTGACCAGGTACCTCGGCATCCGCTCGGACCTGTACGGCCGTCACCGCGAGTACCACACGGGCAGCCGGGAGAGTCGGAACGCGATCCGCGGCACGACGAACGACCTCGGCCTGTTCGACGAGATCCGGACGCAGACGAACTACGAGACCTGGGCCGCCCTCGAGCCGACGACGACGACGAACCCCGAGGCGCTGATCCTCGGCCTGTCGACCGCCGGCGACGATCGCTCAGTCCTGCTCCGCGATTGGTGGGAGCGTGGCCGGCGGATCATCGACGGGGCCGAGCCGTTCGCGGGCTTCGGGATGACGTGGTACGCGGCCGACGACGACGACAGCCCGGACAGCCTGGCCGCCTGGCGGAAGGCGAACCCGTCGCTCGCCGAGGGCCGGATCCCGGAGTCGGCCATCCGGTCCAGCCTCTACACGCTCAGCCCGCAGTCGTTCCGCTCCGAGCGCCTGAACCTGTGGGCGACCGGCGGCGATGAATGGCTGCCGCCGGGCACCTGGCGCGCCCGGACCGCCGAGCAGCCGTCGACCGGCGTTCGGATCGTCCTCGGGGCCGAGGCCGTGCCGACCTGGCGGCGGGTGACGGTCACGGTCGCGATCGTCACCGACGCCGGCGCGTGGGTTGGCGTCGCCGGCGAGCTGGACAGCGGCCGGACCGGCGGCAGCTCGATCGCGCCGGCCGAGCTCGTCCGCCTGGTCGGCCGGCTGGCCGGCGAGTGGAAGGCGACCGAGCTCGCCTTCAGCGCCGCGGCGGCCGCTGCCCCGCACCTGACCGAGTGGTGCGAGGTCGCGAAGGTCCGGGCCGTCCCCCTGGGCCCGCGGCAGATCCGCGCGGCGTCGGCCCTCTTCCGCTCGGAGCTCGTCGGCGCCCGGCTGTGGCACGGCGACGATCCCCTGCTCGCGCAACAGGTCCGGATCGCCAGGCCGTCCGCGGCGCTCGAGGGCGGCGATTGGTACTTCAGCATCCGCGACAGCGACGGCGAGATCGACGCGCTCCGCGCGGCCGCCTGGGCGGCGTGGGCTGCGATCGCCCCTGAAGAGCGCGGACCGGTGCCAGGGCTGCACATCTAGGTCGACCGGTGTCGGTGGGCGGGAGCGCCCTCAGGTTGCGTCTGCGTCGATCCTAGAGCGTCATCGCTTGCATTCCTGCACACGTTCAGTCATTGTTCCGGTCCGTGAGCTTGGCCGACCGCATCACCGACGCGATTTTCGGCAAGCGTGACGTGGTCCCCTCCCCGATCCAGATGATCGGATTCGGCCTGGACGGCGGGCTGATCCCGGGCTCGATCACCCCGACGACCGCCCTCGGCCTGTCAGCCGTCTGGCGCTGCCTGGACGTCCTGGCGAACGGCGTCAGCCAGCTCGAGTGGTCCGAGCGCCTCGGAAACCTCGAGCTCCCGCCGTCCCACCTGGTCGACCGGCCGCAGTCACAGCGGACCCGGCGCGAATGGACGTCGCTCGTCGTCTCGACGCTCGCCCTGTACGACGTCTGCTACCTGCTGAAGGTCCCGCCATATGACGCCGACGGCAGCCCGCTGGCGCTGTGGTACCTCGATCCGACGATCGTCGCGCCGGTCATCGTCGACGCCTGGTCGCTCCTGCCGCCGACGACGTACCGCGTCCGCGGCGCCGACGTCAGCGTCAACGACCTGGTCATCCTCCACCGCAGCCCGCAGCCGACGATCTTCGACACGAGCGCCGGCGTCATCCAGCTCGCCCGGACGACCTTCGCCGCGGCCGTCGCGGCCGAGCGGTACGCCTCGCGCTACTGGCAGGGCGGCGGCTCGCCGAACGTCACCCTCGAGACGGACGCCGTCATGTCCGACCCCGAGGCGAACGCGATGAGCGATCGTTGGGCGCTCCACCGCGCGAAGGGCCCGGACCACGCCGCGGTCCTGTCGGGCGGCCTCAAGGCGAAGGACTTCGGCGCGGACCCGACGACCGCGTCGGCCGTGGAGGCGCGGCGCGAGCTCGTCGCCGACATCGGGCGGTACTTCGGGGTCCCGACCCGGATCCTGAACGCGCCGACCGGCGACTCGGAGACGTACCACACGTCCGAGGCCGGCAACCAGGATCTCGTCCGCTACACGCTGCAGAACTACATCGACGCCGTCCAGGACGGCGTCAGCGACTGCCTCGCCCCCGGGCATCGGATGTCGATGCTCGTCGAGCCGCTCACCCGCGGCGTCCAGCTGAACCGGGCCCAGGCCTGGCAGCTCGCGACCGGCGGGAAGCCCTGGATGACCTCCGACGAGGTCCGGGAGGCCGAGGGCCTGCCGCCCATCGAGAACCCCTCACTCCTGGCACCTGTCGCGGCGCCCGCCGCTGCACCGATCGGAGGCTGACATGGCGAAGGCAACGCAGGCCGAGCCCGAGCTGAACGCACGCGAGCAGGCCGAGCCCGAGCTGAACGCACGCGAGCAGGCCGAGGCCGACCAGGCGCGTGTCGCCGCGGCCGTCGGCACGCCGCCGGTGTTCGTCCACGAGACGCCGCAGGACCCGCTGCAGCAGCGCGTCGACGCGGCGATGGCCGCGCTCCACCGCGGCGACGAGGATCCCCAGGCGGCCGCCGACGCCGTGGAGAAGAAGCAGAAGGCGTCGGCGAAGTGACGCCCCCGATCGCCCACCGCTCGGGCCGCTGGCGCCAGTCCGAGACGGTCGCCAGCGTCCGCCGGGCCGACGCCGGCAGCCGCGACATCGTCGGCCTGGCGGTGCCGTACGGCGCGATCAGCAACGCGACCGACCTCGACGGGCGCGGCACGATCGGTCGCGAGACCGTCGCGCCGGCCGCCGGCCGCGATTCGGTCGCCTTCTGGATGACGCGCCAGGACGGCGCGCGGATGCCCTACCGGCCCCGCCACGGCGAGCGCCCGGTCGGAGCTGTCACCCACCTCGAGGACCGGTCCGACGGTGTCGGGTTCCGGGCCACGATCTTCGGCGGCCAGGCGGGCGATGCCTACCTGGACGAGGTCGACGCCGGCCTGAACGGCGTCTCAGCGGAGTACGCGCCGTCGGCGACGACGCGGGGTCGCGACGGGCTCGTCGTCGCCCGGACGATCAAGTTGTTCGCGATCGCTGGCAGCGACGCCCCCGCCTACGACGGTGCGCGAATCGCGCTCCGCGACATGGAGGACACGATGAACTGCGAGCATTGCGGCGCGGCCATGACGGCCGGCGTCGCCCATTCCTGCGCGACGGCGCCGGCTGGCCGCGATGCGGCCCCGACCCCCGTGGCGGGCGCCCCTTCGGCGCCGGCGCCGGCCGCGCCCGCGGCGGACACCATGCCGCCGCTGACGAACAGCCAGCGATCGGCCCTCGAGGCCGCCGGCCTGCAGTCGCTGATCCCGAACCGGTCCCAGGCGGTCATCACCCGCCCGGAGGCCGTCTACAGCCCGCGCGGCGAGCACAACTGGTTCGCCGACTCGTGGGCCGCAGCCCGCGGCAACAGCGACGCCCGTGAGCGCCAGTCGCGCCACCAGTCGCATCTCGCCGACGTCGCGGTGCTGGTCGAGCGCGAGGCGGCCGCCCGGTTCATGGACCCGGCGTACGCCGAGCGCGCCGGCGACCTGCTGAGCTCGGAGATCCCGGGCGCCTACCCGAACGACTACCTCCCGGGCCTGCTCACGCCGCGGATCTTCAAGGGCCGGCCGATGGGCGACTTCTACACCCGGTTCCCGATCAGCGACGGCCGTCCGCGGATCTTCGCGAAGGTCACGACCTCGGGCGTCGTCGTCGTCCAGTCGGCCGAAGGCGCCGCCCTCGGCACGACCGACATCGCGACGACCGCGGTGACCGTCAACCCGGTCATCTACGGCGCGACGATCGACGTGAGCCGGCAGGTGCTCGACGGCGCCGACCCGGCCGCCCTCTCGATCGTCTACCAGGACCTGCTCGAGGCATACGCCCAGGCGTCCGAGACGGCGATCAAGACGGCCGTGGAAGCCGGCTCGACGGCGTCGGGCGTCGCGATCACCGCGGCGACCCCGTACGCCGGCACCCTCGCCAACGTCATCAACCACTACGCGGTCCGGTTCCGCGGCGCGACCGGCGCGTTCATCCCGTCGGCGCTCTTCCCGGTCCTCGCCGCCCAGGGCGACACGACGGGCCGCCCGTTCCTGCCGATGATCGGCGCCGTCAACAGCGATGGCACGACGCTCGCCGACGACACGGAGCTCGCCCTGGCGGTCCTCACCGCCCGGACGAAGCTCAGCTACGCCTCGACGGCGAACGTCTGCGTCTTCGGCCGGCCGTCCGACTTCGTGATCATGGAATCGCCCATCGCGACCGTCCAGTACGACCAGGTCGTCGGTCCCCAGGCCGTCCGGGTCGGGCTCTACGCCTACCTCGGCATCGGGACCCGTCTCGGGTCGCTGAAGGTCACCGCGGCATAAGCCGCCGAGCGAGCATCCACCCCCGCCGGCCGCCGGTACCGGCCGGCGGGGGTCGCTCGGAGAGGAGCCGTACATGGCGATCGTCGCGGCGAAGACCGAGCTCTACGCCCTGATGGCCTGGATCGTCGGCGCGATCATCCTCGTCTTCCTGTTCAACCAGATCGTGCTACCCCTGATCCGGACGCTCACGTAGATGGCCGATCAGCTGTGCACCACGGCACAGGTGAAGAACCGGCTGCAGAACGCCGCGGCCGGGGTGACGTTCAGCGCGACCGACACCACGACGATCTCCGAGCTGATCGATCAGGTGAGCGGCTGGATCGAGACGTTCACCGGCCGGAAGCTCGTCCCCGAGGTCGGCGCGACGTACGTCTTCGATACCGAGTCGGGGCAGGTTCTCCGGGTGCCCCGCGGGATCCGCACGATCACCTCGATGGGCGTCGCCCCGTCGATCCACCAGCCCGACACGGGCGGGACGTTCACGACGGTCCCGGCGGCCGACATCCTGCTCCGACCGAAGGCGGTCGACCTGCCGATCGGCTTCCCGCCGACCGAGGTCCACATCAGCCGCGGCGTCCTGGCCGGCACGATCTCCCGGTTCGGCCGGGTCGACAACGGCTGCACGATCACCGGAGACTTCGGGTTCGCGGCGACCCCGCCGGACGTCCAGGGCGTCGCGATCGACGCCGTCGTCGCCGCATTTCAGTCGCGCAAGAACGGGGCGTCGGGCGTGATGGGCGCCGAGGCCGAGGCGATCACCCCCTGGAATGCCTTCTTTGGCCGCGGCAGCCCGCAGCGCCAGACGCTCGACCGCTACCGCTACCAGGCGATCGCCTGATGCCGGCGTTCGACACGATCACCGTCGCCCTGGCGGCCCGCTTCGGCCCCGGCACCACCACGCCGCCGACCGGCTACGACCCGATCACGATCTCGACGGGCTACCTGCCCGATCAGCTCCTGCCGACGCCGTGCGTCCTGGTCACGATCGACCAGGGGACGTTCAACCACAGCGCCGGCAAGCGTGACGGCGTCGGCCGCTGGATCGTCCGGTTCTACTTCAACCAGATCGGCGACCTCGAGCGCGACATGGCGGCCCTGCTGGCGTGGGGCACCGTCCTCGTGGACCAGCTGAAGCTCGCCGCGCAGCTCGCCGGAATCGTCACCCAGGCGAAGGTGATGACCTGGAAGTTCGGCACCCTGCCGTACGCCGGGATCAACTACTCCGGGATCGAGCTCGGCGTCGACATCAACACCAACGACGCCTGGTCGCCGGTGTCCTGATGGCGAAGAGCCTCGGTCCCGCCCCGGCCGGCGGCCTGCTCGTGGAGTTCGACGTGAGCGCCTTCGACGCGGCCGCGGCGTCGTTCGGCAGGGACTTTGACACCGAGGCCGCGAAGATGATCACCGACGCGATGCAGCGGTCCGCCGAGGTCATCCAGCGGGCCGTGGTGAAGTCGGCGAGGCCGCACCGGCGGACCGGCCGCCTCGAGCGGCAGATCCGGATCGTCGCCCCGACCGGGACCGGCTTCGGGCAGCAGATGCGGGTGAAGAGCGGCGGCCGGATCGCCCACCTGGTCGCGGGGCCCGTCCGCGGTCACGACATCCCGCGCCAGGGCGGCCACCCGCGCAAGGCGATGCCGCTCCTGTACGGGAAAGCCGGCCTGGCGATCGGCTTCGCCGAACACGTGTACCACCCGGCGACCCGGGGTGACCCGTATTTCAGCCGCGGCGTCAAGAACGCCCGGCTCGCCGTCAACAACGTCATGCAGGCCGCGATCCGTCGGCTCGCCGCCCACCTCGCAGAGATCCTCGGGAGGGCCGCATAGATGCCGGGCACGCAGATCTTCACCTACGTCAACTTCGGCAAGGAGACCGTCCGCGGCACGCCCGTCGCCCCGACCCGCCAGTTCTACAGCGACGGGACCGGCGTCCTGACGCCGGACCTCGGCCAGAACTTTCACGAGCAGGAGAACACCGGCCGCCGCTACCGGACCCGCCGCGTCACCCGCCAGACCGAGGACGTCGGGCTGAAGATCAACACGGCATCGGGCGTCGGATACGACGACCTCGTCCTGTTCTTCTCGGCCCTGAACGGCGCGGCCACGGGCGTCGGCGGCGCGGCCGACAAGACCTGGACGTTCACCCCGTCGCCGACCGCCAGCAACGCCCCGCCGTCCTGGTCGATCGACGTCGGCGACGACATCCAGAACTGGCGCTGTCAGTACGCGATGCCGCGGACGTTCAAGCTCAGCGCCGCCCTCGGCGAGGTCACGCAGATCGAGTCGAGCTGGTTCGCGCAGCGGGCGATCAAGGTCGCGAAGGCGACGCCGGCGATCAACGCCGCGATCAAGATCCCGGGCGACCTCTGGACGATCAAGTTCGCCGCCAGCATCGCCGGCCTGCCGGGTGCCAGCATCTCGACGAACTTCCTGGTCGACTGGGACCTCGAGATCGACCCCGGCCTGAAGTGGCGTCACTACATGGACGGCAACCTGTTCGGCTCGCAGCACGTCGAGACCGACATCTCCGCGGTCCTGAACATGACCGTCGAGTCGACGGCGCTCGCCGTCTCGGAGTTCTACGACAAGGCGGTCGCCGACACGATGGACTTCATCCGGCTGAAGGCGACCGGGCCGGCCCTCGGCGGCAGCAACTACTCGGCCCAGATCGACATGCCGGTGCTGTACGAGGAGCCGGAGATCATCAGCGGCGAGTCCGGCAGCGACGGCATCAACCTCTGGAAGATCCGCGCCCACCTCGCCGACGACACGACGAACGGGATCATCCCGGTCATCGTCAACAGCCTCGCGGCCCTGCCGTGAGCGCCGAGGTGCGGCCGATCCGGCGCCGGCCGGCGAAGAGGCCGGCGGCCAGGACGGTCCACGTCGCGATCGAGGGCGGCGACTTCGACGGCTGGGAGGCGACGGCCCGGGCCGACTTCCCGGCGCGGCTCCTGGCCGACCTGCAGTCGGGCCAGATCGCGAAGATCATCGACGTCCTCGGCACGATCATCGTCGATCACAACTTCCCGAACGAGCGCGACGAGCTCGCCGCGACGATGGGCGACGTCGATCCGTACGGCGGCCTCGTCATCGTGGCCGGCGAGATCTTCGATGCGATCGGCAAACTCCCAAACCGCTGAGGGCCGCCATGCTGCGGTACGCGGACGGCACGCCGACACGGCTGCCGCTGCGCGTCCAGGTCCACATGGTGGCGGCCCGCTACGGCACGACTCCCGAAGCCGTCCGCGAGTGGCCCGCGGATGACTTCCTCGACGCCATGGCGTTCCTGGCGGTGACACGGTGAGCGTCGCGACCGCCGAGCTCGTCCTGATCCTGAAGGCGCAGAACCTCGCGACGGGCGCGATGACGGCCGTCGAGACGAGCCTGGGCAGCATCAGCGCGAAGGCGAAGACGGTCGCCGGCGACATCAAGTCGGCCTTCAAGGGCCTCGGCTTCCTGATCGCCGGCGAGCTGGCGAACCTCGGCGCCGACATCCTGGCGGGCAAGGACATCAAGGGCGACCTCATCGGCCTCGGCTCGACGTTCGCGTTCGCGATCGTGTCCGGCATGTCGGTGACGCTGATCCCCGCGATCGTCACATGGCTCGCGGAGAGCGCCACGTTCGCGCCGGTCGTCGCCGCCGCGGCGGGCCAGGGCACGATCGTCGGCCGTGCATTCGCCGTGGCGATGGCGGCCGGCGTGGCCCTCGCCCTGCCGGCGCTGCTCCTGACCGCGATCCTCGAGAGCATCGAGATCGCGAAGAAGCTCGGCGTCGGCGCGCCACAGAAGAACGTCGGCCACTACGACCCGAAGGCTGACCACACCCCGAAGGGCAACAACAACCAGGGCGCGCGGAAGCTCGCCGCCGGCGGATGGGCGGGCCTGAACGGCCCGGAGCTCGCCTGGATCGGCGAGAAGGGTCCCGAGTACGTCACGCCCGCCGGACCATCCGCGGCCGGCGCCGGCGGCTTCACCATCCAGGGCATCAGCGAGCGCGAGATCGTCGACATGGTCGAGCGCGGCCTGTACTTCCGACTCCAGAGGGCGCCGGCCGTCAGGGGACGGTACTGACCCCGTGGTCGCGGTAGCGGTCCTCGCCACGGCCCTGACGACCCATGCAGCCCGAGGATGGATGCTCTGGGTCGATGGCGTCGACCTCGCCATCGAACCGGCGTCGTCGCCGCGCTACGGCGTTCCGCTCGACTCCGTCCAGGTCGACCTGGCCGCTCCGGGCGGCGTGTCGGCCCTGACGTTCGACGTCGAGGATCCGCTGAAGCTCCTCTCCTTCAGCGACGGGCAGGACGTCCGTCTGCAGCGGTCCACCGACGCCTATCCCCTGTTCACCGGGTTCGTGAAGCACTATCGGTCGCGTCCGGCGTTCGGGATGCAGGGGCGCCTCTGGACGATCACGGCGACCGGCATCGAGGCCCTGCTGGACTGGTACACGATCCCGACGGACGTGACGATCTTCGGCACCGGGTCGCTCCTCGGCGTGGACCTGATGACGTCGATTCAGAAGATCGTCGCGCTGAGCGGCATCCCCGTCTGGGCCGGCGCGTCGCCGCCGCCGGCATCGAACGTCGGGACCGATGCCACGCCGATCGGAAATCTGCCCTTCGGCCTGTTCTACGACGTGGCGCTGACGGCGGGCACGTCGGTGAGGGAGGCGATCGAACAGATCGCCATCGCCTCGTACCCGCCGCCTCACGGTGGCTGGTCGGGCGTCACGATCGACGTCCTCGGCGGCATCCGCGCGTGGACCCCGGCGACCTTCGGGATCACGACCGCGCCGGGGCCGACGATCACCGTCGGCGGCGCCACGAAAGGCGCGGACCTCGACGTCGACGTCGACACGACGTCCGCAGTCCGCGGCGTCATCGTCAAGGGCACCGGGATCACCTACACGCAGATGGTCCCGGGCATCCGACAGGGTCCGGTCCGGACGATCGTCGATGCCAGCCTCCTGACGTCGACGGACGTCCAGGTCGCCGCCGGCCAGTACATCGCGGACCACTCGGCGACCGGGCGGCAGCGCGTCCGCCTGGACGACACGCTCGTGACCGGGATGCTCGTGATCGGGGTGATCGACATCACGGACGCGGCCACCGGCCTGACCGGCATCTTCGCCATTGGCGGCGCCTCGATCACGCTCCTGCCGACCACGATGACGACGACGATCACGTTCGGCGGGCTGCCCGCGACGGCCTCGGGGCTCGTCCGCAGCCTCACCCGCGACACCAGCAACTGAGGGAGGCGTCATGGCTGAGAGTCTCGTCCAGGTCACCGAGGGCGTCGGAAAGAAGCTGCGGACGTGGAATCGGACGATCGGCGCCAACAGCGTCGAGGAGGAGTTCACCCTGCCGGGTGAGTACCCCCTGGCGTCGTACAGCGTGATCGCGGTCAACATCAGCGCCGCCACGATCAACGACCACACCCTGCAGATCATGGCCGGCGGATCTCTGAACGTCCGGATCCGCCGGATCACGATCGAGCAGAGCGCGAACGCGACGACGGCCGCCCTCCAGGTCTACGCCGTCCTCCGGCTGACGACCGCCGGCACCGGCGGGACCGCCGTCACGCCGCGACCGTTCGACACGGCCGACGCCGCGTCGGGCGCGACGGCGATGACGCTCCCGACCGCAAAGGGCACCGAGGGCGTCGAGCTGATGCGGAACGCGATCATCCTGCGCCAGGCGATCAGCGCGACCGCGACGCAGCTCGACGATGCAGTCATCTGGGAGCAGAAGCCGGGCATGAAGCCGATCATCATCCCGGCCGGAACGGCGAACGGGATCGCGATCAAGAACCTGGTCGCGACCGCCGCCGCGACGATGATCGTGAACGTCGAGTTCGTCGAGACGGCGTTCCTGTAGGCCGATGAGCTACCCGTTCGTCCCGGCCGCCCATCACTACGGGCCGCGGCTCGGGCCGGCGCTCGCGTTCGTGGTCCACATGGCCGAGGGCGGCGGGACGGTCGGGTTCCTGTCGCGGCCGAACGCGCGCGGCGTCTCGGTCCACTACGTCATCGAGGCCGGCGGCCGGATCGTGCAGATGGTCCACGAGGACCAGGCGACCGGCTCGATCAATCCGCGCGACCTCCGGGACGGCGACGACCCGAACGGCTTCTACGGCCAGACGGCCGCCCGGGCGTGTCTCGGCGGCTGGTACAGCGACCCGAACGCGGCCACGATCACCCTCGAGATGGAGGGCTTCGCCCGCGACGGGCCGAACGGCCGACAGGCGGTCGCCCTGGTCGAGCTCACGGACGACGTCCGGACCCGATTCCCGCGGATCGGGCTGCTCGGCCACCGCGACTTTCAGGACTACAAGCCGTGCCCCGGCAAGCTGATCCCGTGGGAGCTGATCGGCGGGCATGGCCCGGCGGGCGGCATGACCGCGGGCGGCAACCAGCCACCATCGGGAGATGACATGCGATTCGCGAACGCCGAGACCTCGAGGCCGACATCGACGCAGCTCCTGAACGTCGGCGCCGGCTCGCCCTGGCTGTACCTGGACGGGTCCGCCGGCGGGTCGTTCAGCGCCGCGCTCGCTGTCCCGTGGATCGCCGCCGGCGACGGCCACGCCGGCGAGCATGTCGTGCTGATCGCGACCGGCGCCCCGTATGCCGACAAGGAGACCCGTCCGACGCTCGCCCTGGTCAGGAGCTCGAACGTGCCCTACGCCGCGCCGGTCACGCCGCCGCCGGCCGTCGATTGCGATGACGTCGTGGCCGTCGAGCTCGACAAGGCCGCCGTCCGGGCGTCCGAGGCCGTGAAGGCGAGGCCGTGAAGATGCAGGTCGATACGATCAAGGCGCTCGCCACCTACGTGATCGCGCTCGTCATCGTCGTCGGGGGTTTCCTGATCCTCTTCGCGACGCGCAACGAGCCGGTCACCGACACCCGGCTGATCATCGCGGGCTTCATGGGCTCGGCCGTGACGTTCGTCTTCAGCTCGGAGACGCAGACGCGGACGGCGCGCCAGGCGGCCGCGGCGACCTACGCGGCCACCATCTCGAACGGGGCCGCGGCCGCAAACGAGCGGACCGCCGCCGGTGGCGTGCCCGAGGGTCAGCCGCCGGCGGCGTGATCACGTGTCGGTACCCTTCACCATTCGGTGACGGACGGCCCTTCTCGGCCGTCCCGTCACCGTCTCGTCGTCAGACGTACTGGGTACCGACACGCTGATCGTCCCGTTGTCGGATAGGCCGGTCGTCGTCGATGCTGCGCGGCGAATCGGACATGACCGACGACGACGCCAGCCCTAGCGTCGCGGCGTACCGGGCCGACCTCCGGCGCCGGTATCGGCTGGCGTTCCTGCAAGGGCTCGGCCTGGGTGGGCGATCGCTCCCAGGGCTCGCAGGATGGCCGACGTCGACTCATCGCTCTGGACCCGCGACAGGCGGGCTTCATGGACGAAGACGCGCAGCTCGTCGACGAGCTCGGCGATCGCGTCCTCGAGGGCCGGCGGGCGAGGATCCCGACCCTCGTACACGTCCATGAGATCGGCCATCCGGACGCCCAGGACGTCGGCGACCTTCTTCAGCTCGGCCGGCCGCGGGACGGTCCGCTCGGCGTACCAGTTCATCAGCGTGTCGTAGTGGACGCCGGCCTTCAGCGCGAGCGACGTGTCGCTCGTGATCTCGGTGAGGGCGCGGGCTTGGTGGATCGCCTGCTTCAGCCGGGTCCCGCCGCTGAGCGTCTTCGGTCCCGCTGTCCGATCCGTCATGCAACTAACCTAGTTGACACGCCCGCTGAACGATGTCACAGTCTCGTCATGGATGCGACCGAAGACGCGCAGCACCTCGGCCTGACCGAGGCTGAGCTGCGCGCCTGGGACTGGCTCGGCGACCTGAAGGCGCAGGAGCGAACGGTCCCCTGGCTGGCGCGGCAGACGTCGCGTGGACAGGGCACCGTATACCTGTATTCGTGGGGCAAGCGGACGCCGTCACTCGACTGGCTCCGATCGGCCGCGCGAGCCCTCGGCAAGGTCGCGTGATGAGCGCAACCCCGAGCTCCGTCAGCGGCGCGATGCTGAATCCGACCCCGAAGACAGTCCTTCCCTTATCGGCAGTAGGCGAGGTCGTCCAGGTCCCTGACCGGGGACCCTCAGCGATCGCCGAGCTCGTCTCCGAGCGGGATCCGCTGACGAGCGGACTGTACGCCGAATCCGCCCACGTGTCCGAGTCCGAGCTGCGCGCCCTGTGGGGCGATCGGTGACGCGTGAGGCAGCTCGAGGCCTTCGACCCGGCGGCGGACCGCTGGGAGGGCTGGACGATCCCGGCCGGCTACACGCCGACCGACACGAGCCGCTGTCGCGGGTGTGGGGCCGTCGTCCTGTGGACGATCACCCCGCGCGAGCGTCGCATGCCCATCGACCGGGATGGGACCAGTCACTTTGCGACGTGTCCCGAGGCGAGCCGGTTCCGGAGGCGTGGGGCTCGGTGATCCGCCAGGGGGTCGCGCTGCTCATCGCCGCCGCCCTGTTCATCGCGCTGACCGCGCGCGGATGACGGCGACGACCTGGCATGGCCGACGCGGGACGGTTCTCCTGGGACCGACCGAGCATCGGGTCGCGCGCTGGCTCGCCGACATGACGCGCTCGGGCCGGATCACCATCCGAACGGTCGACCTCGCCGCGGCGACGCACGTCGAGCGGTCCGAGGCCTATCGCATCACCGCCCGCCTGCGGATCCTCGGCCTGTTCGGGGTCGAGAACGATCGGGGCGGGACGCGCGGCGGCCGCCGCTACTGGCGGACGGCCATCCAGCACGACGGATCGGCCCTCGATGCGGTCAGGCATCGAGCGGCCTGGTCCAGGGTCAGGGCATGGGCCGCGGCTCGTGTGACGGCGACCGCGGCCCGCCTGGCCTCACTCCGAAGCGATCGCGCCAGCTCGCCCCCTGGCACGACCGCCCATCCGGCGCCCGCCTCGCCTCCTGCACGGTTGCCAGAGGCGGGCGCCGGGTCATTCCTCGATCGGCTGCGCCGGCACGGCCTGGCGCCCGAGCTCGTCGACGACTTTCGTAGTACCGAGGCGAAGGGAGCTCGATCGTGAAGGGGTACATCGTCCTGGGGCTCGCCGCGGCGCTGCTCGCCCTGGGATCCCTGTTCGCCGGCGCATCAGGCGTCGCCGCGTCGTACTCATGCACCGCCGGCGGGACGCTCGACGTCGTCGGCACCGGGACGGGCTGGGTGAAGCTCTACGAGACGCAGGATTACAACGTGGGCCAGGACGGCGCCCATAGCGGGATCCTCTGCGTCCGGGCGGCCACGAATGGCGGCCTTAACCTCGCCGATATGAAGGGCGTCACCTACTCCAACGACAGCGACACGTCGGCGACCTGCGACGGCCAGCTCATCACGTCGCACGGCACGTGGAATGACTGCGTCGGCTCGATGAGGGTGTCGATCGACTGTCATCACAGCGTGGCGGCCTGGGACGACTCGGGTTTCAGCGGCAACCTGCTCGCGTCGTGGAGCGTGAGCGGTCAAGCGTCGTTCTCAGCTCAGCGGAACGACACGATGAGCTCGATCAAGGTCTCCTATCACGCCGTCTGTCAGACGGCGCCAGGGCCGTGACTACTGACCGACTGGCCGAACGTCGAACAGGCCGCAGCCGGCCACGACAAGCGCGACCAGGATCACGAGCGCGACGAGGATCACGAGGCGTGTATTCATGGGCCCCGCAGCCTAGCACCGGGCGCAAGACCCCATGACCGAGGCCGAGCTGTTGCAGGGCATCACCGACGCGCTCACGATCGCCGGCTGGCGCTGGACGCACATCCGTCGGTCGGACGGCATCACGCAGGGCTTCGCCGGCCTGCCCGACATCATCGCCGCGCACCCGATGCGGACCGTCCTGCTGGCGTGGGAGCTGAAGGCGACCGACGGCGTCGTCTCCGTCGACCAGCTCGGATGGCTCCTGGCGGCACAGGGCCCCGGCGTCGACGCGCGCGTCGTGCGCCCCTCGCAGTACGACGAGGCGCTCGCGGTCATCATCCAGGGCGTCCCGCCGCTGATCGCGTTCGGCACCGAGCGGATCGACAGCGACCGGCGCCCGCCGAGCGCGGACGCGCAGACGTTCGTACCGTGATCGGCCCCGTGGTCGTGCTGATCGCCTTCGCCGCCCTCTTCGTCGCCATCTATGGGCTTGCTCGCCTACTCGACGCCACGATCACCGCGATCTGGCGCGCCGTCGCGATGCGACGATGAACGATCAGATCGACCAGGCGATCGGCACCGCCGAACGCACGGTCACGATGATCAGCGTCCCGATCCACCTGACCGCGACGGGCGGCCGGCCCGTGCAGCTCGCGGTCCCCCTGGATGTCAGCGATGCCGAGATCCTCGAGCTGATCGGCTTCCTGTCGGTCCCTGGCGGTCTGCGGGCGGTCCTCGAGGCGAATCGTGGGCCGAGGCTGGTCGTCGCTCGCGGGTCGATTCCGCAATGAAGTCCACGCGACCGTTGATCGCCCGCGGCGGGCAGCCGCG